CCTAAAACCTCAGCATAATTTACTAAACCATCTTCATCTACTCTTGTACCAGCAGTTGCTCTAGTAACATCCATATCTGCACTTGCTAATAACACTTCTTTTACTGATATACTAGATATAGTTAAATTAGTTCCTGCCTCACCAATAGATAAAGCAATTTCATCAATATCTGTAAGTGCTTGTAAAGTAAATTTGAATGTACCTACTGCATCTACTCGCAATGTTGTATCAGATTCTGAACCTCTCGGCTTTCTTAAATATACATAACCATTGCTAAATTGACTGCACTCTATTGTTACTTGATAAGTAGAGTTTAAATCAAAACTAAGTGATTGTGAAAGTCTTGAATATATAGCACCATTTGTTACAATAGAAGTACCACTTGATATAGTCCAACCTGTTCCTGTTGTCCAATATGTACCTGTTGTATTTTCTGCTTGTGTTCCTGTTAAAAGAAAATCTTTATCATTAACTTCTTCAGCACCCTCAGTAGGTACAGGAACTACTGCATACAATTCTCCTGCCTTATATCCGTTAGGAGTTACTACTATACTAACATCATTTAATAAACTCATTCTATATTATTTAAAGTTGTTAATTGTGCTTCTAAACAAGCCTTAGCCTCAAATACTCCACCATCAGCAATAACTCTTGCTTTAAAAGTATTAGTTTGCTTTTGAACAGGAGTTAACGCACCCTTGTTACTTGTTGGTAATGATATGCCTAGAGATAATTTCATTATGAACTTGTATCACCATCACTCTCTCTGTACCCTATGCCAATACCACTTGTTAAAGTGATAGCAGTCGTACGGAAAAACAATGTCGTTCCAGCATTCATAGTCTGACCATTTAAAGCAGTAATATTAGTAGGGTCACCTGCTATTGTAGAAATTACTGATTCAACTGGAAAAAATATGCAATACCAGTCTTTACCTGTTTGTGCAGCAGTAGTAAAAACTTCTGTACCATAATTCTTACCTAGCATCTCCATTAGTAATGTATTGTCTGTATCGAATGTACTCATTTTTATTTGTTTTTTATATTATTATTAATCTGTAAATATTTTTAGTATAGCACCTAAAGTTATAGTGTATATAACCCACATTGCTTTTACTAATATTTTTCTCATAGATGTATTTCTATTTACCCTAGCAGTAACCCCATCATCTGGATTTAACAATCTTTCTGTTAGCATATCTAGTTTTTCATCTATACTGTTCATCTTTTCGTTTATAGAGTTTATATCTTTTTTCATTGAAACTATTTCCTCTTTAGTTGTCATTAGTAAGTTGTAGTCTTAATAGTTAAGTTAATATATATCTCTGATCCTCCTGATGTTTCTTTTATCATTGGGAATATAATATCTCCTGCTGATATATCTGCATCAGATGCTACTGCAAAAGTAGTTTCATCTATAGCAATTAATTTATTGTTACTTGATAGTCCTGTTAAAACAATCTCTTTTACTCTCTCAGCAGTTCTATTAGATGTATTATCTGCAACTGGAGTTAGTTTACATATTGCAATAGTAAACTCATTAGAACCTGTACTTGTCGCCCATCCTTTAAAAGATACTGCACTACAATTCTCAGGAACTATTTGTGCTTGACCCATTTCAAAAAAAGCATTAGGTGCTATAGTAATACTTCCTAAAGTTGTACCACCAGAATCTATATTAATTAAGTATGGTGATTTGTTATCTAATATATCTTGACCATAAGAGTAATTAGTTAATGCAGTTGTAATATAACCTTGCATCTTATAGTTAGTAGCACCCATAAATGACTTATCTTGCCATTGTAAGTTACCATCAGTACCAGTAGCAGATGTACCTGCAGTCTTGCTCAGTACAGTATTATTAGTAGCAGTTTCAAACCCTTTTGGATTATGCCTATTAATATCGTTTAAATTCTTATGTTCGTTTGCAGCCATTTATATATTTATTTTAACAATCATCACATGGACAAAAATTCTTCCAACTATCATAACCTCTACGCCTAGTATATATGCTATCATACATTATTATACCATGATTCTTATACACATTATCACTACAAGGCTTATTAGCATCAAATGTAGGATATAAACCATTCTGGTCGCTATCTGTCATATAATCTATCATATCCTTTAAGTATATCTCTGCCTTTCTATATGTATCTTGCTTGTAAACATTTAACTCAGCAGGGTCTATAATCGTAGCAAACTCATCTATATTGTGAACAATACCAGCACTACTACTATTACTCTGTACTTCATTGATAACCTCAAATCTAACAAACCAACATAAACATCTTGTCAAGAAATCATCCATCAAAGTTTGATTCGCTACAGTTAAAGTACCATCATTATGTTGTGTTTTAATTTCTTCATAAAACTTCTGACCTAATGCTGGTTTTAAATGAGCCAACTCAGAAAGTAAAATAGTGTTATCAGAAATTAATGCAGTATCTGTATTAGCATTAGTAAAACTATTGCTTATAACTTCTCCTGCTGTTACTAAAGGTATATATTGGTTTACGTTTGCCATAGTTATTCGTTTGTTTCAGTTACTTGTAAATCACCTGCATCATCATCTCCCTTCCCATCTGCATCATCATCTCTTGTTACAATGATTTGCTCTCTATCTGTCAAGAACATATTACCTTCTTCTAACATAGGTAAATCCTCATCTAACATTTTTCTTTGCTCATTTATAGTAAGAATTTGCTTAGGGTCAATCTGAGTTGCAAAACTAATTGGTGGCTCATAATGTATAATTAACTCCTCTGGTAAAAAGCCCATTTCTTTATAAAGAATAGTTCTTAAACCATTTAAAAGCAAATCTGAAGTATCTTTAATTACTGTAGTCATTGCAAGATCATATGCAATTCTTATCTCACTACCTGTGTTATTCATCTTACCTGAACTAACTAATCCACTTAATGATGGTTGCCATCTGTGAGCAGTTACAATATTCTGGTCAGTAATTCGTTGTAAGTCTATCCAACTACCTTCTTGGTCATCTTTTATTATCTGAACATTAGCATTAGCAGCATCACCATTCTTAACGATAAACATAATCTTACCATTGTTACCATCTCCAACAAACTTCTTCTGTGCTTCTCTTACTAACTTCTTTGCTTCTTCTTCACCCATATCACCATTAATCTCAATAATAGCAGAAGGTTGAAAGCCATTTTTGAATTTAGTGTGATTCCATTTACCAATCTCATAATCTACTGCTATATGCTCTAAAGCAGCAACATAGTCTGGTAAACCATAGAATTGGAATGTAGGTTCGTAATCTTTAAATTGCATTACAAATCTACTCCCACTCATCTCAGGATATAGAGGTATAATGTTTAATTTGTCCTTCATAGTATTGTACTTAGCCCAGTCTGGGTGTACATATACTTGTTTCTTGTTTTTAGACATTCTAACAGTAGTTGCATCTATGTGATATAGATTTAGTCCACCATCGTATAAAACGCCTTCAATGTAAGCATTTCCAAAAGTGTAGTAATCATCAGCAAGTTTCTTAAAAACTTCTCTTAATGATTCACCATCTGCATTTACATCTTTAATATATTCTTTAACAGTTTCATTGTTGGTTACAAACTTTGCACCACTTGTGAATACTGCTTTCTGTGCTAATACACTTCTATGTGTACTAGATTTTCTTTTTAGTTCTGCTAAATATTGAGGAAAGAGGTTGTTATTACCAAAAGGAATAAACTTAGTCCTTACCTTTGATAAGTCTTGTGGTTCTTCAATATGTTCAGGAATTGCTAAGTTAAAAACTCCAAATTCAAAAGTATTACTCTTCTGATTCTGTAGATTTTTTACCTGACTTTTTTGTTTTCTTTGGCTCATCTTTAGTTTTTGTAGTTGATAATTTTTCCACCTTATCAGTCATTCCTAAATCTTCATAAGCATACGCTAACTCCTCTTGAGTTGCTATAGCCCACTTAATCTTAAAATCACCTTTATAGGTTGTTCCTACTGATAATTTTGCTTTATATGTTGCCATAATTGTATATATTTTTAAGTGTGATAAATCTACAATATTTCCACCACAATCACACATATTATAAAAAAGATATTAATAGGATAGTGTTATAAAACTTTTTACGAACAAAGTTCAACCTATTATTATATCTTAATATTATTACGCTTCTGTTGTTGCTGTTAATAATGAAGTATTAACTGTAACAGTACCTTCATACTTTCTAGGTAACTCAAATTGTCTTGCTGTAAGAGTTATTGTCATTCCACTTTCATCAGAATAAGCAGCCCCAGTTCCTCCTTCTGCAGAAGTAAAATTTAAGAAAGTTTGACTTTTTGCAGCCACAGTTTCATTAGCATATTTCTCACTAGCACCAATTACCCACCATGAACCATTAGTATCTTTTACTGCACCCATCATACAAGTATCTAGCATTGCTTGAATTTCAGCAAATCTATCATTGTTAATCTGTGGTATCATAAAAGTTAATGTACACTCAAAAGCAGTTGAACCATTTTCTTTAGTAGCGTTTACTGTTAATGCGCCAGTTTCATTTTTATTTTCAAAAACAAACCATGCAGCAGCAGAAGAACTTGTAAGAATACTATCTATATCATGTTCACCAGCATCGTTACCATAAACAACTGCATCATTAGTATCCCAAGACCTTAATAGTATCTGAGTAATTCCTCCAGTAGATTGCAGATTACTGCACTCAACACCGATTCCTTTATCTATTGCCATTTTTTTATTATTTTATTGATTATAAAAAGTAATTAAGAGAGTGCTTTTACACACTCTCTATTATTACATTATTGTTATGTTGTTACAACTCCCCATTGAACAAGAGAAGGGTACAAGAACTGAACTCCTAACTTGAAGTAACCTCTGAAGAACATTTTTTCTTCTAAGTCATCATAGAAAACTTTGAAAGAACCTTCAGGATCAGTTACATCAGAACCAATGATTAAGTTCTCAACTGCACAGTAACATACACCATTTTCAGTGTTACCTGTTGCTGCTGCACTTTGGTCAACAAAGATTGCTGGGTTAAGTGCTGCTAAGATAGTATCCCATTCGTAAACAGGTACTAATTCTACACCTCTGAATGAAACTGTTCTCATTCCTTCTTTAGTATTAACGATTGCTAAGTCAGCAGAAGAACCCTCAAGGTTTGCTAAGTAAGCGTTAAATACTTTAGGAGTTACAAACATTTTCTTATCACCTGCTGGTACTTGTTGAAGTGCTGCTGGTGCTTCATCGTAACATTTTCTTATAAGTCCTATTGCGTGTCCTGCAGTAACTGTTGCAGTTGATGCTGCACCTGTTTGCTGAATTTGAGCAGCCAATACTGTTGCATCAGCACCCATTAATTTCATCCAACCATCAAAAGCATTATAATTTGCAGTTGCGCCATCACCACCCCATGCTAATCTTACTACATCAGAAGCGATACCTGTTACTGCTCTGTTTACGATTGCATCAGATAATTGAGTTCCCTCAATATTCATTACATCTGCACCATTTCGGTACATTTCTTCAATATAAGTTCCAAAGAACTCATCAGTACATTGCTCTAAAGCAACTCTACATCTACCTGCAGTAATTACTTTGTCATCAATATTAAATTGAGTTGCACCACTTGTTGAAGAACAAGTTGTATAAGGTTGTACTATATTTTTAAGAGCAGCAGAAGTGTAAACATTCATTTTATGTTTTACATTAGGAATAACTCTATAGTTACGCATAATATCATCACTTCTAAATACTGGCTCGTAAAATATCTCGTTTAGTT